TTCAGATACCGACAGCAACGGATCCGGGACGAGCCCCTCCCGCCAGGCACGTTCGATGTCGAGCGCGCCGTCGTAGTCTTCCAGTTCCATCAATCCACCCGGGCGCGCAGTTCGCCGAGTTCGATCAGGTGATCCCGCACGGCGGATTCGAGGGCCACGTGCAGTTCGTGGGCATCGATCTCCAGCTTGGCGGCCATCTGCGCGGAGATGCGCGCCGGCCAGTTGAGCCAGGCATCGCGTTCGGTGCGCGCCAGCCGAAACACATGGGCGATCGCCTGCGACCGGTCGACCAGATCGCCCTTGAGTTGCGCCAGGCGCACCTTGTTGGTTTGCGCCTTGACCACTTCGTTGACCGTCCTGGCCTGCAATAGCGAGGTGCCACCGGTCGAAAGTACGGGGGCAGCCGGTTCCGCTGGCTCCATCGTCCGTGCGCGAGGCGGTTCAACGGCAGCGGGCGCTGCCTTGGCCGGGGCCGGTTTCCGGGCGCTCACGGTGTTCTGTGCCCACTCCAGGTCGGCCCGGTTCGGCTCGATCGTGCCATCTGCTTCGGGCGTGATGCGCCCGCTATCGATCGCCTTCTTGACTGCCACGTGAGAGACGCCGCGATGCCTGGCGTAAGCGCGTATCGACAGACCCATGATTTACATCAAGCCCATCGCAGATGTTCTCCAACGTTGCGATTCAGAGCTTGGCTTTCCTCCAGAACAGCGCGTTCATGCAATCACCATCACCACACGCGAGGAGCAGAGCATGAACAGCAAACAGACCATCGAGGCCAAAGTCATCGACACCAACCATCGCCTGCGCGGCTGGATGAACGTCGATGTCGAGTTTCACCAGAACCTGCCGGTCGAGGTCATCCACGACGGTAAGACCTACACCTACACGGGCAAGGACGGCGTCTGGATGTCCACCGGCCGCGAGACGCGCGAGATGGCCACCCCCGAAGATGCCCGCCTCTGGATCACCCTCGACGGACACATCGTCCTCGAAGACTGAATATCACCCACCACCAGGAGACCACCATGACAACCCGCATCACACTTAGCACGACCCAGTACGACATCCTCGAACACGCCATCGACCAGACCAGCGGGCAGATCGTCTGGTTTCCCGAGAATGTGAAGGGCGGTGCCCGGCACAAGGTCATCCAGGGCTTGTTCAACAAGGCCCTGATTACCCGCGACGGCCAGGACAACTACTTCGTCGCCGCCGAGGGTTACGTGGCCCTTGGGCGCGACCGGCCAACGCCTGCGCCCCTTCACCCCGACCCCGAGGTCGAGGCCGCCGTGTCGGCCGCTGAAGCCAACTGGGCGCAAGAAAAGCAGGTCGCGGCCCAGCGACTGCTCAAAGTCGGCGTCGAGGGCAAGCCCCGCATGCGCGACAACAGCAAGCAGGCCACCGTGATCCAGATGCTGCAACGCCCCGAGGGCGCCACCATCAGCCAGATCTGCGCAGCCACCGGCTGGCAGGCCCATACGGTGCGCGGCACCTTTGCCGGGGCCTTCAAAAAGAAACTCGGGCTCAACCTCACTTCGGACAAGGCCGAGGGGGGCGAGCGCATCTACCGGATCATCTGATCCGCAAAACAATCAGGGCGGCCCGGTCACCCGGCACCGCCCTGATTTACCCCATGGAGACGGGATTACTTCTTGGCTTTCTTCTTCGGGGCAACGGCGGCCTTGAAGGCGGCGCCAGCCTTGAACGTCGGAACCGTGGTGGCCGCGATCTTCAGCGCTTCACCGGTCTTCGGATTCTTGCCGGTACGGGCAGCGCGCTTCGATGCCTTGAAGGTGCCGAAGCCAATCAGGGCCACGTCGTTGCCCTTGGCAACAGCGGCAGTAATGATTTCGACCAGAGCGTCGACGGACTTGCCGGCAGCGGCTTTGGAAACCTCGGTCTTGGCGGCCAGAGCTTCAATCAGTTCCGATTTGTTCATGTGGTGCTTACTCCCCTTGGTTGGAAAGCGGGGATTCTGCCACCAATTCATTCTTCATCAAAAAGTGCTTGGCTTCCTGATTGAACAGCGCGTTCATGCGCATGTCACATCAATCAACAACCGGAGACCACCATGACCACCACCATACGCGCCCGTTTTACCCGCAAACCCTGCAGCCTCGATGAGGTGCTTCACAACACTGACCCGAGCGCACCGCCTGAGCCTATCGCGATCGAGTTCCGCAAGGAACTGACTGCCGCCGAGTACGACGCCTTCGCCAGCACCCTGCTGGAGGATCGCGAATGGCTTACCGGACGCGGTGGCCATGCAAATGGTCAACGACAAGTCGTGGAGGTCAGCGCCCCCGGCCGCACCACCCTATACGTCGATCCCTCCGGCGGCAGCTACGGACGCTACGTCGGGGTGGCGATTGGCTCGCCGACATCGGGCAACGACCAGGCCAACGCGATCCGCTGGCTGCTCGACAATCGCCGCCCCGAAGTCAGCATCGACCAGGCACTGCGCAGCCTTCGCATCGCGTTGAGTGGCGACCGCCAGGCGATGACACTGCTCGACCAGATCGCCTCCGAAAAGTGATTCAACTATCTGCGATAAATAGCTTGGCTTCTCAATCAAACAGCGCGTTCATACGGGTGTCGCAACGATCAACCAAGGAGACCGAAATGACCACCCAGCAAACCATCCCCACCACCCAGAACGAGGCCTGGGGCTTTTTTGGCACGATGAACGACAACGCCGAAGCAGCCTGGCCGATCGCGATGACCGCGATCTCGGACGCCACCAACCAGCCCCTCGAGTCGGTCAGACTGTTCCTCGACAGCCGCCACGGACGCCACTTTGCGGATGACGTCCTCAATGAGATGCTGCGGGGCCACACGATCCAGCAGGCCATCGACGCGGCAGTGACGCGGTGGATGGGCTGGACGATTAGCCGCCAGACCAGCAAGGACTACGGCATCCCCAAGGGGCTGCCTTACCTCACAGGCTTCGTGATCCACTGCGAAGTGACCGACGAGTCCTTCGAAGCCGAAGCAGCGTAAGGGGATCACCATGGCCGCCGTCGTCACCACTCCACAACTCGAAGCCAACTACGACAAGTTCATTGCCGAACTGACCAAACTCACCCGCAAGTACGGGGTGGCAATCCAGTCAGTCGGTGGGATATACCTCGCCGACAACCCTGGCGAGTTCCGCAACGTCCGCTACGTCGCCGACATCACCAGCGGCGACCTCCTGCCGGAGTTCCCCACCGACTGACAGCGTATCGAACGCCACGCCGTCGGACTGCCGGATGGCCTTCGCCCCGGCATAGTCCTGCCAGCGGCGAACGATCACATCGACGTACTTCGGATCCAGTTCGATCAGCCGCGCCTTGCGGGCCGACTTATGAGCGGCAATCATCGTGGTGCCCGACCCACCGAAGGGATCCAGCACCACGTCGCCTGGCCGGCTCGAATTCCGGATCGCCCGTTCCACCAATTCCACCGGCTTCATGGTCGGGTGCAGATCGTTCTTCTGCGGCTTCTTGATCTGCCAGACATCGCCCTGGTCACGGTCGCCGCACCAGTGACGCTCGGCGCCCTCCGGCCAGCCGTAGAGAATCGGTTCGTACTGACGCTGATAGTCGGCACGCCCCAGGGTGAAAGTATTCTTGGCCCATATAACGAAGGTGGACCAGTGGCCGCCCGCCGCACGGAACGCCGCCTGCAAGCGGTCCAGTTCGCTCGACGACATAGCCACGTAAATGCCGCCCTGGCAATGCGCCACGGTGGGCGTTAGTGCTGCCAACAGAAAATCGTAGAACCCGTCGCCGAGGTTGTCGTTGAGGATTGCGCGATCCTTGCCGCGCATCTTGTCCTTGGCTGAATTGGCGTAATTGACGTTGTACGGCGGATCGGTGAACACCATGTCCACGGCCTCGCCAGCGAGCAGTGCCGCGTAGCTCGCGGCCACGATCGCGTCGCCGCACAGCAGACGATGCGGGCCGAGCTGCCAGACGTCGCCGGGCCGTGACACCGGCGTCTCGCCGACCTCCGGCACCGCGTCTTCGTCGGTCTGGCCAACGTTTTCCGGCTCGTCGCCCGCCAGTAGTTCGGCCAGCGCATCGGCGTCGAAGCCGGTCAGGTCGAGGTCGAAGCCTTCGTCCTGCAATCCCTCCAGTTCGATGCGCAGCAGTTCCTCATCCCATCCGGCGTTCTCGGCGATGCGGTTGTCCGCGATCACCAGCGCACGGCGCTGCGTCGGCGTCAGGTGATCGAGCACGACCACGGGCACCGCGTCGAGGCCGAGCTTCTGCGCGGCTGCCAATCGTCCGTGACCGGCGACGATTACGCCGTCGCTGCCCGCGAGGATGGGATTGGTGAAGCCGAACTCCGCGATGCTGGCGGCGATCTGCGCCACCTGTGCATCCGAATGCGTGCGGGCGTTGCGGGCATAGGGCACGAGCTTGGCGGTCGGCCACTGCTCGATCTTGTCGGCCAGCCACTTCATGCCGCCACCTCCACTTCACATTCGGCGGCGACGTCATCGAAGCTCTGGCCGGTGGACAGCAGCGTGATGGCGACCTCGGGATGGTTCTGCCGGAAGCGCCGGAGGGCGACATCGACATACTCCGGCGCAATCTCGACCGAGCGGCAGACGCGCCCGGTGCGCTGCGCGGCCAGCATCGTGCTGCCGCTGCCGCCGAACGGTTCGAACACCACATCGCCCTCGACGGTGAATGCCTCGATGAC